AAAGTATTTCCAACACTAGGTAAAGATTGGGGTATTTATATGCCTGAAGTAAAATATTTATCACCAGAACCATTAGTTAACTATAATGATTTAAGTCTTACTAGGTTTCCTAATGTATATTTTGTAGGTGATGCATTGTCAGCAAGAGGTATTACAGTGTCAGGAGCTCAAGGTACATATGTTGCTGAAGCATTATTAAAAATAAAACAAGAATTTCCTGATTTTCACGAACATAGTATAGTAAGTTATGAATAAACATCAAATAAATGCTGAACAAGCAAGAAAAGAACAATTAGATAAAGTTCAAAGATCAGTTAATCCAAAAACTAAAGTAAGAAGAGTATCTAGGATAGAAGAAGATGGTTCCAAAACAACAGCACACGTTTTAGATTTTGGTGATAGAGCAGTATTTCATAGTGATGAAGGTCCTGCTTTAATTAATAGAGAACAAAAAAGAAAAGAATATTATTTAAATGGTATTCAATATGATTTTGATACATGGAATGAAATACAAAAAGGTAAAGAAGGACTACCTTGGTATAAAAATCCAGCATTTAAAGGAACAGTAAGATTTTAATATGAAAATAGGTTTTTGTGGAACAATGAGTGTAGGAAAAACTACACTAGTAAAAGCGTTAAAGGAGTTACCTGAATTTAAGAATTATACTTTTAGAACAGAACGCTCAAAATATCTTATGGAAATGGGTATACCATTAAATACAGATAGTACTTATAAAGGTCAATTAGTATTTGCAGCTGAAAGAGCAGCTGAATTAATGCAAAAAAATATTATAACAGACAGAACAATTATTGATGTTATGGCGTTTTCTAAATTATCTACGTCAATGAAAGATTATGAAAAACATCACTTAAGTGCAGCTTTGTTTCATTTAATACAAGAATATGATTATTTATTTTATGTTTCACCTAAAGGTGTAAAAATAGAAGATAATGGTGTTAGAGAAACAGATGCTGAATATAGAATGGCTATTGATAGAGAAATAAGATCAATTATAAACATGCATTGTGGAAAAAAAGCTATAACCATTAGTGGTACAACTGAAGAACGTATAGCTCAAGTACTATACAGTACTGGGATAAGATCATATATGGATTAATAAATACTATACGTATAACCATATGGCTAACACTAATATAAAACAAATCATAAAGCAAGAGTACGTTAAATGTGCTAAGGACCCAGTCTACTTTATGAGAAAATATTGTTATATTCAACACCCAACCAGAGGTCGTGTTCAATTTAACCTTTATCCTTTTCAAGAAGCTACATTAAAATTACTTCAAAAGAACGACAGAAGTATCATTTTAAAATCAAGACAGTTAGGTATTTCGACATTATCTGCAGGTATAGCATTGTGGATGATGGTTTTTCAAAGAGATAAAGCTATATTAGTAGTTGCAACTAAACAAGACACAGCAAAAAACTTAGTAACAAAGGTAAAATTTATGTATGATAATTTACCTTCCTGGTTACAAATTGGATTTGTTGAAAAAAACAAATTAGCACTACGGCTAAAAAATGGTTCTCAAATTAAAGCAGTGTCAGCAGCAAGTGATGCTGGTAGATCAGAAGCAATTTCTTTGTTGATTATTGATGAGGCTGCCTTTATTGAAGAAAACAGAATTGAAGACATTTGGGGTTCATCACAACAAACATTATCAACGGGTGGTAGAGCAATTGTATTGTCTACACCAAACGGTACAGGTAACTTTTTTCATAGAATGTGGGTTAAAGCCCAAGAAAACCAAAATGGTTTTACACCTATAAAATTACCTTGGACAGTACATCCTGAAAGAAATCAACAATGGAGAGACCAACAAGACGCTGAATTAGGAACTAGAATGGCAGCACAAGAATGTGACTGTGATTTTTCTACTTCTGGTAATACAGTATTTGATGTTGATCTTTTATCTTACTATGAAAAAACATTTATATGTGAACCTGTAGAAAAAAGAGGTATAGAAGGTAATTTACATATTTGGGAATATCCAGATTATACAAGAAAATATTTAATTGTAGCCGATGTAGCTAGAGGTGACAGTAAAGATTATTCTGCTTTTCATATTATCGACATAGAAGAAGCTAAACAAATTGGTGAATTTAAGGGCCAAATTGGTACAAAAGAATATGGCCATATGTTAGTAGCAATAGCTACTGAGTATAATAATGCATTACTTGTAGTTGAAAATGCTAATATAGGATGGAATACAATTCAAATTATAATTGATAAAGGATATAATAATTTATATTACTCACCTAAAGGAGACGCAGCAACAAGTGCAGAAGCATTTTTAGCTAAAGGATATGATGTAACTGACACATCAAAAATGGTTCCTGGTTTTACAATGAGTATGAAAACAAGACCTTTAACTATAGGTAAATTAGATGCTTACATGAGAGAAAAGTCAGTAATAATCCAAGGACAAAGAACAATGGAAGAACTTCGTACTTTTATTTGGAAAAATGGAAGAGCAGAAGCCCAAACAGGATATAATGATGATTTAGTTATGTCTTTAGCAACAGGATGTTACGTAAGAGATACAGCATTAAAATTTGCTCAACAAGGAATAGATTTAACAAACGCAACATTAAGAAATTGGAAAAAAAGTGCCCCCGGTGTTTATACTGGTGGGGTAAATAAAAAAGAAGCTGGTTGGTCTCAAGACATGGGAGATTTTGGACAACAAGATTTGACTTGGCTCCTCTAATATATTTATAACAAACAAAAAAGAATGGCAGATACTAGTTTATTTTCAAGATTACAACGTTTATTTTCAAGTGATGTAATCATCCGAAACGTAGGAGGAAAAAGATTAAAAGTAATGGACACAGCTAGAATCCAAAAATATGGAAACCTAGCAACCAATTCATTATATGATAGATTTACACGTTTACACAAACCTGTAGGATCATCATTACAATATAACCCAACACTGAATTATCAGTCAATGCGACTACAGCTTTATAGTGATTATGAAGCTATGGATCATGATCCTATTATTGCAGCTGCACTTGATATTATGTCTGATGAAACTACTTCAAGAAATGAGTATGGACAAGTATTAAATATTAATTCATCAGATGAAAATATAAGAAAAGTACTACATAATTTATTTTATGATGTTTTAAATGTAGAATTTAATTTAGCTACATGGATTAGAAACATGTGTAAGTATGGAGATTTTTATCTTAAATTAGAGGTATCTGAAAAATTTGGAGTATATAATGTTATACCTTTATCTACTTATGAAGTAGTAAGAGAAGAAGGAACCGATCCTGAAAACCCATCTTACACTAGGTTTACACTCGATCCTAATGGGTTAGCTTCAGGTGCAACAAACACAATTAGAAGAGACCAGTATACATTAGAAAATTATGAAGTTGCCCACTTTAGATTACTTACAGATTCTAATTATCTTCCTTATGGTAGATCTTATTTAGAACCATCTCGTAAAGTATTTAAACAATTAATGTTGATGGAAGATGCAATGTTAATCCATCGTATAATGAGAGCACCTGAAAAAAGAACATTCTACATTAATGTAGGAGCTATCCCACCAGACCAAGTTGAACAATTTATGGCTGAAACAGTCAATAAAATGAAAAAAACACCTTACATAGACCAACAAACAGGTGATTATAACTTGAAATATAACATGCAAAACATTACTGAAGACTTCTATATACCAGTTAGAGGTAATGACAGTTCAACAAGAATTGACACTACAAAAGGTTTAGATTATGATGGTACTCAAGACATTGAATATTTAAAAAATAAAATGATGGCTGCTCTTAAAATTCCTAAACCATATTTAGGTTATGAAGAAGGAGTAGAAGGAAAATCAACATTAGCTTCTATGGATGTTAGATTTGCTCGTACAGTTGAACGTGTTCAAAGAATTGTAGAGTCAGAATTAACTAAAATAGCATTAGTACATTTATATTCACAAGGATTTACAGATGAACAATTAGTTGATTTTTCTTTAGAATTAACTACACCATCCGTAATTTACGAACAAGAAAAAGTAGAATTATTTACTGCTAAAACTACAGTTGCGGGAGATATGATTGATAAAGGATTATTTTCAAAAGATTGGGTTTATGAAAATGTATTTGGTTTATCCCCAGATGAATATGGAGATGAAAAAGACCAACAAATTGAAGATTCATTCCACAAATTTAGATTATCACAAATTGAAAATGAAGGAAATGACCCAACAGAATCAGGTATGTCATATGGTACACCTCATGATTTAGCTTCATTGTATGGTAATAAAAGAGACAAAGCAGTAGGTCCAGCTCAAGTACCATCAGGGTATGATGAAAAAGATCCAGGTCGTCCAGTAGAAAAACCTCAAAACTATGGTTCAGATAAAGGTAATTTTAGTAGAGATCCATTAGGAAAAAAAGGATTATCTGCTGCTAAACCTGAAAGACCAACAGACACTAACAAGGTTTCTACATTTGAGGCACAAAGTTTAAAAAAATCTCTTCAAAAGATTCGTAACAAGAAAAAAATCTTAAATGAGATAGACGAAGATGGACTTTTATCTGAAAAAAACATTAAGTCTTAAGAGAAAGTCTATATTTATATACAGATAAATTGCAATTTATACACAAACAATGAAAGTAAAACATTCTAAGTACAAGAATACTGGAATTTTATTTGAACTCCTTACAAGGCAGTTGACAGCTGATACTATAGCTGGCGATAATCCAAGGGCCTTATCTATTATCAAAAAATATTTTAGTGGTGATTCAGCTCTATTAAAAGAGTATAAAATATATCATACATTTATATCACAAAAATATAAAGAAGATAATAAAGCTACAATGTTAATTAATACATTAATTGAGGCACATGGAAAATTAAATAAAAGTCAGTTAAGAAGAGAAAAATATAATTTAATTAAAGAAATAAAAGAAACTTATGATATAAATAATTTCTTTAAAGCTAAAATTAATGATTATAAAATAATGGCATCTATTTTTAATTTACTTGAAAATAAAAATGCTTCACCTACATCTATTGTAGATTCTAAAACAACACTTTTAGAACATATTACTATAAAACCAAAAACTATTAAGAAAAATACTGTTTTAGAAAACTATAGTAAACAAGATAAAGATACTAGATTACTTACTTACAAAGTTTTACTTGAAAAATTTAATGACAAGTATAGTGGTTTACAAGATAACCAAAAAACACTTTTAAAAGAATATGTTAACAGCGTTACTAATAGCCCTGCTCTTAAGTCTTTTATCAACGAGGAGATCAAGACGGTTAAAAAAACAATTACTGGATACTCTAAAAAAGTGGAGGACAAAGCAGTAGCTGTAAAATTAACTGAAACAAGAGACATGATTAAACCATTATGTAAAAAGTCATCTGTTAATGATGATAATGTTATTAACTTGCTTAACTATTATGAATTAGTAAACGAGTTAAAAACAATTCATGGTTAGTCTTGTTGACATATATAATATAAAAGAATCTACCTTTAGTGAGTTAAAAAAAGATAGAGATCCCGCAAGAGGAAATAAAGCTAAAGATAGAGAAAAAGATTTTAAATTAGTTAGTGGAGAACCAGATCCAGAAACTGGAAAAATATCTTCTAAAGTAGTTCGTAAACCATCTATGTCTAACATGGTTAAAGATTTAGAAGCAGAAGTTCAGGATTTTCAACAATTAGTAGATGATAATCCAAACGACATAGTATTATTTAATTTATTTGAAGAATTAAAAGATTTATATAATAAATTTAGAACACATACAAGAAAAAAATATAAAGATGAGTAAACCATTTAACATACACGATTGGCAAGACAAACAAAAACAATTATCTGAAACAGATAATCCAGTAGTAGCTAAAGGTGATGGGATAGAAATTACTAAAGATGAAATGGATAAACTTCATAGAGATGGTAGAGTAAGACTTAAAGATGGATCTTTACTTGTTTTTCCTTCTAAACCACTTAAAGTAAAAGAAGACGATATAGATGAAGCAAGTATGACAGGCACAGGTGCTTCATTTAATGCAGGTTCAGGTGAAGGATATATGACACCAAAAGCTTTTAAAAAGAAAAAAAAGAAATAATATGCTATTACAAGAATACAGACCATTTAACGTAGATAAACAATTAGTAGAAGCATCTATTAAAAACAACAAATCACTAGTTGTTACAGGTGTTTTACAACGTGCTGAAGCTAAAAACCAAAATGGTAGAGTTTATCCAAGAGAAATTCTTGAAAGAGAAGTTAAAGCATACATGGAAGGTCCAATAAAAGAAAATCGTGCAATGGGTGAATTAGATCATCCAGAATCTTCAGTTATCAATTTACAAAACGTATCTCATAACATTAAAAGATGTTGGTGGGAAGGAGACGATGTAATGGGTGATGTTGAAGTATTACCTACACCAGCGGGAAATATACTAAAAGCATTATTTGCATCAGGTATTACAGTTGGTATATCATCTAGAGGTATGGGTTCAGTTTCAGAAAATTTAGCTGAAGGTACAGTTGAAGTACAAGATGATTTTGAATTATTATGTTGGGATTTTGTTTCAACACCATCTACACATGGAGCGTTTATGACTCCCAAAGGTCGTGCTTTACAAGAAGGTAAAGTAATAGTACCAGAATTTAAATACACAAACGTAAATAATATTATACGCGACATTATCTGTGATAACACAGGTACTTGTCAGTGTTAGTCGTGAACAATTAATTGTTCATAATCGCAAAATCTCCGCAAAAAAATTTGGGTGGGTTAAAATCCCTTCATATGTATAATAAACAATAAAGGTTACAAAAAAATATATAAATCTCATGCGAGACTAAAACTACATATATATAAAGCTTAAGGGGACAATTTCCTGATTCCCTTATATTTCAATTAACACGAGTATTAACTAAAACAAAAATTATGAGAAAATTGATTTTAAGTTTGACTTTAGGACTGCTAACAGTTGCTGGAGTAAACGCACAGGAAAAAGGTGACTGGTACATTGGTACTGGCGACATTGCTAACAAAGCATGGACTGAGTGGTCCGTAAGCCCAACAGTAGGATATGGTTTAACAGATAACATCATGGTTGGTGTTAATGTTTCACAAGCTGACTCTACTGCTGATATGGCTGTTGATTTACATGCAAGATACTTCCATAAAGGATATTTCGCGTATGTAGCAACTACAGGTTTAAACACTGATGATATTTCTATTGGTGTCGGTAAAATGTTTACGTTTCACAAAGGCGTATTTGTAGATCCTAAAGTGGTTTATGACGCAACGGCTAAGACAACTAATTTACAATTAGGTGTAGGTCTTAAATTTTAATTATTAATCTTAAAAACAAATTATCATGGAAAAAGTATTTTCATTAGTAAATGGATTTTTAGGCGGATTAGGTAAGCTATTTATGGCTTTTATCCCTGTAACAATCCTTTGGTACATCTTAACAGGTGGTACTGTATTTGGAATGGATGTGGTTGCTAATCTTACTGCTTTACTTAACAGTTTAGGTAACGGTGGATTTGTAGGACTTGTAGTTCTAGTAATCGTAGCTCAATTCTTTATGAAAAAGTAATATTTGATTAAATATTTCATTAAAGGCGCCTATGGCGCCTTTTTTGGTCTCCCATCTTCTTATATATGTATGTGGGAAAATATACGCGCTTCCCAATAAGCCGTCCCTGACTTATACAAACCCCTATTAAGGATCCTAATATCCTTATTTCCCGTACAATTTATTAACGAGACTCGAAAGAGAAAAACTGAAAGAAAATGGCAAAAGACATTTTAAAAGAAGCTATCGCTGACGCTAAAGCTGTCCGTGAAGTTGCTCTTGCAAATGCTAAAGCTGCATTAGAAGAAGCTTTTACTCCAAAACTTCAATCTATGCTATCTGCTAAATTATCTGAAGATCTAACTGAAGAATATGACGAAGACGAAAAGTCTGAAGGCATGTACTACGATGAAGATGAAGATGGTGATATGGACGAAGCAGTAGGTATGGAAATGGATGAAGACGATATGGATGAATCCACTGGAGAAGCTGATTTAGATGAAGAAATAGATTTGGAAGAAATTCTTAACGAATTAGAATTAGACGAAAACGAAGAAGTTTCAGAAGAAACAGTCGAAGAAGCTAAAGATGAGGACTTAGATGAAGCTAAAAAAGATGACGATAAAGACGACATGAAAGAAGCTGATGATAAAGACTTAGATGAAGCTAAAAAAGACGATGAAGAAGACTTAGATGAGGTTCACAAACCAAACTATGAAGCTAGTGATGTACAAATAGTAAATCCAACAGCAGATTATGTACACGAAGGTGAAGAATTTGATTTAGATGCTCTTCTCGAAGAAATTAACAATTTAGACGAAAACAACGAAGACGAAGTTAACGAAAAAGTGGAAACACTTGACGAAACTGAAGAAATCGAAGAAGCTAAAGACGAAGTTGAAGAAGCTGTGAATCCACTAGCTGCTGAACTTGAAGAAACTAAAGCTGCTTTAGAAACAGTTCGCGCTGAACTTAACGAAGTTAATTTGTTAAACTCTAAATTATTGTATGTTAACAGAATCTTTAAAGCAAACACATTAGATGAAGCACAAAAACTACGTGTAGTTGAAACTTTAGACAATGCGACAAACGTTAAAGAAGCTAAGTTAATATATGAAACAATTAAGGACACTTTCAATGTTGCTAAATCAAAGAAAGAATCCTTTAAAAACAAAACGAAATCATTACAAGAAGGTCTAGGAATGGCTTCTAAAGCAGCTGGTACATCTACCGCTCCTAAAAAAGAAGTAATTGCTGAATCATCTAACATGGTAAATCGTTTCCAAAAATTAGCAAACATTACAATTAACGAGTAATTGTAAAATATTAATTTAAAAAATTTACAAAAAATGGACAATGTAAATCATTTATTAGAAGGTGCTTCACCTTACCAAGTCCTTTCCGAGCAGTCAGCTAAATTAGCTACTAAATGGGATAAATCAGGACTATTGGAAGGTATTGAGTCTTCTACAGAAAAGAACAACATGGCTATGTTGTTAGAAAATCAAGCTAAACAGCTTGTAAACGAAGCTAGCTCTACAGGTACTGGTACGTCAATTACGACTGGTAACTCTGAAGCGTGGGCGGGTGTTGCTCTTCCATTAGTAAGAAGAGTATTCGGTGAAATCGTTGCTAAAGACTTAGTATCGGTTCAACCAATGAATTTACCTGCTGGATTAATCTTTTATTTAGATTTCCAATATGGTACAGCTCAAAACTTTAAAGCAGCTAACGAATCTTTATATGGTGCTACAGAGGATCTTAAGAGAACTGATGGCGCGTTTAATAAAGGTCTTTATGGTGCTGGTGAGTTTGCTTACTCAATTACTGAAAGTAGAGTAACTGTAGCTACAGATGCAAATGGTCACTCAGGATCAGCTGATTTCTTAGGAATTTTAGGTGCAGACACTGAATTTTCAGCTTCTAAAGCAGGTGAATTTGGTACAGCTGCTGGTTCAACTTCTAAAGTAAGAGTTGTAAAAGTTCCTTTATCTCAAATTTCAGGTGCTGATGCAGATGCTGTTAGAGCATTTAGATATGAAAAAGGAGATATGATTAGTGGATCATTCCCTCAATTTACAAGAGTAAATGGTGCTAATGTTGAATTCGTAGTATCAGCTGCAGCTGCAATTGATTTATCAGATGGTGTTGTTACTTACACAGTAGGACCAGATAACTTAGATGACAGAGGTGACTTTGAAGATTCAATTCCAGCTGCTGGTGTTTCTACACAAGCAATTCCTGAAATTAATGTTCAGTTAAGATCTGAAACAGTTGCTGCTAAAACACGTAAATTGAAAGCACAATGGACTCCTGAGTTTGCTCAAGATCTTAATGCTTATCATTCAATTGACGCTGAAGCAGAATTAACTTCAATCTTAAGTGAGTACATTTCAATGGAAATTGATCTTGAAATCTTAGACATGTTAATCAAGAATGCTGATACAGTTGAAGCATGGAGTGCTAAAGTTGCTCAAAATGCAGCTGTAAGTTCTAACACTACTGCTGGTGGTGCAACAGCTATCACAGTTAGTAAGTCAACTGAGTCAAGCTCATACTACACTAAAATGTCTTGGTTCCAAACTTTAGGTGTTAAACTACAGAAAGTTTCTAACTTAATTCACCAGAAAACTTTAAGAGGTGGCGCTAATTTCTTAGTTGTTTCTCCAAAAGTTTCTACTATTCTAGAATCAATCCCAGGATTTGCTGCTGACTCTGCTGGAGACGCTAACAAATACAACATGGGTGTTCAGAAGATTGGTGCAATTAATAACCGTTACCAAGTTTACAAAAACCCTTACATGACTGAAAACGTTATTTTAATGGGTTATAAAGGATCTCAATTCCTTGAAACTGGTGCTGTATTTGCTCCATACATTCCATTAATCATGACTCCATTAGTATACGATCCAGTATCATTTACACCACGTAAAGGTATTATGACTCGTTACGCTAAGAAAATGGTAAGACCTGATTTCTATGGTAAAGTATTAATTTCTGACTTGAACGAACTATAATAGTTAGTTTAATTATATTAAGAAGAGCCGCAATAGCGGCTCTTTTTTTTATATGTATTATCAAATGTTACATTTATGGCTAAGCAAAACACAGACAAAAAACCACCAAAAGGTTCTATAAGATTTTCATTATCACTTTCTCCAGAACAAAAAGCAGCTAAACAAGCAATTTTACATCATCCTTACAATTTTATAGTTGGTAAGGCAGGTAGTGGTAAAACATTGTTAGCTTGTCAAGTAGCATTAGACATGTTTTTTAAAAGACAGATAAATAAAATTATTATAACAAGACCTACAGTGTCAACTGAAGACAATGGATTTTTACCTGGTTCAGAAAAAGAAAAAATGGAACCATGGTTAGTACCTATTCGTTCTAATATGAGAAAAATATACAATAAACCACTTATATTAGATAGAATGGAAAAAGATGAATCTATAGAATTGGTTTCTTTAGCACATTTTAGGGGTAGAACATTTGAAAATTCATTAGTAATAGTTGATGAATTTCAAAATTTAACTCGTTCACAATTTAGAATGGCATTAGGCAGAATAGGAAAAGGATCAACAATGATATTTTGTGGTGATAACCAACAAATTGACCTTAAAGATAAAAATTATTCAGCAATTCATGATGTTCCTAAAATTGCAAGTTCTCAATATGTTTACAAACGAGTGTTAGAAGATAACCATCGTCACGTAGCAATAGATGAGGTATTTGAGTTACTAAACGGAATGTAATATCCTTCATAATTTCTTTATATTTATAATAGAACAACCTAATTCTATTAAAAATGGCAAACATCCCTATATGGCCCGGCTCAAGTAGTTTTTTCCCCGGTGATACACCTTTCGGTTTTTATGACTATGATAGTAACTTTCAAACAGATGCTTCTCAAGTAGCAGACTGGTGCGCTAAACGTTTAGGATATCCGTTAGTAGACATAGAATTACAAGCAATTAATTTTTTCACAGCATTTGAAGAAGCTACCAATGAATATGGTGCCCAATTATATAATTTCCAAATAATCAATAATTTCCATACATTAGAAGGAAATGCAACAGGTTCAGATTATAATAATCAATTAATTACCCCTAATTTAGGCTCTACTATTAATATTTCAGATCAATATGGTAATGAAACATATGGTGGTGGAGGTGATTATAAAGTAGAATCTGGTTCTTTAGAAGTAAAAGTAGGAACCCAAAAATATGATTTACTAAGTCATGTTTCTTCTTCTATAAGTGGTTCAGAAGCTGTTTATATAAAAAGAGTATTTCATTATCAACCAGCAGCAATTAATAGATATTTTGATCCTTATGCAGGTACAGGTACAGGAATTCAATCATTAATGCAATCGTTTGGGTTTGGTAATATGTCACCAGGTGTAAACTTTATGTTAATGCCTATGTTTTTTGATGCTTTAAAAATTCAAGCAATCGAATTAAACGATATGATTAGAAAATCAGGATATCATTTTGAAGTAACTAATAATAGATATTTAAAATTATTCCCTATACCTAATAGAGATTACACATTACATTTTGAGTATGTTTTAAAATCAACAGCAAATGCACCTGTTAAAAACCCAGCAACTAATCTAATAACAGACATATCAAATGTACCTTACACTAATCCTACTTATGCTTACATAAATCAACCAGGAAGACAATGGATTAGAAGATATGCTTTAGCTTTAGCTAAAGAAATGTTAGGTGGTATTAGAGGTAAATATCAAAGCTTACCAATACCAGGTGAAACAACAACTTTGGACTATGCTAGATTACTAACTGAAGCAGCAAATGAAAAAACAACATTAATAGAAGAATTAAAAGCATTACTTGAAGAAACTACAAGATTAAAACAACTTGAAAGACAAAATCAAGAAGCACAACAAACACAAGAAACTTTTTATAAGGTCCCTTACCCAATTTATGTAGGATAATGATAGAATTAAAAAACATATTAAATGAAGTGCTAAATACTTTTATAGTTGAATGTGATGTTTTAACAGACAGAAAATTTAACATTACAGATGTATTAGATGAAGTTAGAGCTTTACGAAAAGTAACTATTGTAAATAATATTACACCTGAAGAATATCCACAAAAGGATAAAATAGAATTTACAAGATTAAAAATAAAATTTGTTACTAGAGAAAATCCAAAGTTAGATTTATCTCAATTTAAAGAAGACATGTTAACTTCTGACTTATCTAAAACAGATTTAAGAATACCAGGTGTAAAATCAGTAAAATTTAAAGAAGAAACTTTAAAAAGATTATAATGGCATTATTTGGAGGATCACGAGACATATCGCTTTTTAACACTGTAAGTAAAGAACTTATTAATGATATTATCCAAACAGAAGTTGGATATTATAAATTTGTTCTTGAAAAAACATCTATTAATGTTTATGGTGAATCTGACGGTAAAATGTTTTATGAACCCGTAAGAATCGCGTGTTTAATAAACAAACAAGACCAAGCTTGGTCGTCTGATGACTTTGGATCTGACATTAATCAATCCATTGATTTTAGATTTTTAAAAGTTAGCTTAAAAGATATAAATTTAGTACCTGAAATAGGAGATATATTATTATTTAAAAATAATTTTTATGAAGTAGACTCAAGAGTTGAAAATCAATTAATATTAGGTAAAGATCCTGATTATGCTATTTCAACGGGTACTGTTGATTTTGGTAGTAGCCATTCAATAATTTTAAATACTCATTTATCAAGAGTAGAAAAATTAAACTTAATACCTTTAAGAGGAGGAAAATATCCATCCACTAATAAAATAACCGATGGAACAGCAAATTTACTAGGATAATATGACACAAGATAATTCAAATAAATTTCAAAGACCTATTCCTTTAAGAAATAATGAAAAACTTAGGAATAATATCATTAATCCTGATATAACTGACCCAACAAAACCAAGTTTTCCAGTAGAAGGTATAGCACCTAGTAATTTACAACCACAAAAAGCTAGCTCTACTAAAAAACCTATAAATAGAGGTGAAATTACACGTAGAGACGATGATAATATAAATGATATATCTATAAGCCTACAGGATCATGATGAAGCTATAATGTATTATTTTAATAACGTTATAAAACCATCGGTAGTTACTAATGGAAATAGAGTAAATGTACCCCTAATTTATGGTTCTCCTGAAAGGTGGAAAGGAGTTCAACGTGATGGATATTATAGAGACAAAGAAGGTAAAATACAGACACCTCTTATTATGTTTAAGAGAAATAGTGTTGAAAAAAGAAGAGATCTTGGTAATAAAATGGATGCAAATAATCCCCAACTTTACTATGTATTCCAGAGTGCTTATAATAAACGAAATCAATACGATAATTTTTCAGTATTACAAAGTAGAACTCCTAATAAAGAGTATCATGCTGTTGTAGTACCTGATTTTGTACGGTTGAAATATTCGTTTATTATTTGGTGTGACTATGTATCACAAATGAATAAAATAGTAGAAGCAATAAATTATGCTTCAGATTCATATTGGGGTGATGGAGAAAGATTTAAGTTTAATGCAAGAATTGATACTTTTACTAATAGGGTAGAAGTAGCACAAGGAAGTAATAGAATGATAAAAACAGACTTTGGATTAGATCTTCAGGGATATATAGTACCTGATGCTATGAATAAAGAATTAGCTAAAAAACCACAAAAATTCTTTAGTAAATCCACAGTAGTATTTAACACAGAAGTAATAACAACAGGAAATCCTTCTAAAACAAGAGAAGAAATTAGAGAAGAAAGCACACACAAAACAGGAAGAATAATAAAAACAGGATTAGGTTCAACTACGGTTGGTGAAAATAATGATATAGCATAATTCAATACACAATGGCAAAACAAAATAGAAATATATTAAAAAGTTACTTTGAAACAGGAGATATACCTACAGAAGGACAATACAGCGATTTAATTGACTCTTTCGCTATATTAGATAGTGAAAACACAGGTAGTTTAGATGTAAAAGGAGATATAATAGCTGAAAGATTTATAGGAAATGGATCTTTAATAACAGGTATAACAGCCTCCTTAGTAAATGTATCAGGTTTAACAGCTTCTTTAGGTACAGGATCACTTTTAGTAAGTGGTAACTTATATTATACATCAGGTTCATCAAATGTATTATTAGGTATAAGAACAACAGGATCTATTCTTCCTGGCGGAAATAATATATGGGATTTAGGTGCTCCTACACAATATTTTAGAAAATTATATGTAAATAATATCCATACTACTGATATTTATGGAAATTCAATATTAATCCACGAAATTACAGCTTCGGGAGATATAATCTCAAACGAAAACATCACAGCTCATAATTTTACAGGTATTTTTAATGGTGCATTAAGTAGTTCAGCTCAAATAGCTACAGACATTTCAGGAGCTTTTATAGCAACTAGTGCTTCTTTAGCATCTAGTATTTTAACTAATGCACTTAGTACAAATATAACAAGTGCTTCAGTTAGTACAAGACTAACAACAGCCGAATCAGAATTATCAAATACATTATTAAGTAGTTCAGATCAAATTGCGACAGCTATTACAGGTGCGTTTACAGCAACTAGTGCTTCTTTTACTATTACTAACACAACAACTGGAAATCTTATAGGTACTAATATTGCTGCTATTTCAACATTAAATAGTTCGGGTTTATTAAGTAGTTCAAACCAAATCTCAACGGCAATATCAGGTGCTTTTACACCATCAAGTGCCTCTTTTTCTACAAGATTAACAACAGCAGAAACTGAATTAGCAGGAACATTAATTTCAAGTTCAGATCAAATTGCAACTTCAATTTCAGGTGCTTTCACAGCGCCGAGTGCATCTATATCAACAAGATTAACAACCGCAGAAACTGAATTAGCGGGAACATTAATTTCAAGCTCAGATCAAATTGCAACTGCCATCACAGGGGCATTTGCTGCTCCTAGTGCCTCTATTTCTACAAGATTAACTACAGCTGAAACTGAATTAGCAGGAACATTAATTTCAAGTTCAGATCAAATTGCAACTTCAATTTCAGGTGCTTTTACTGCACCAAGCGCATCTATATCTACACGACTAACTACAGCGGAAACAGAATTAGCAGGAACCTTAATAAGTAGTTCAGATCAAATTGCAACTTCAATTTCAGGTGCTTTTGTGGCACCAAGCGCATCCATATCTACACGACTAACAACCGCAGAAACTGAATTAGCGGGAACTTTAATAAGCAGTTCAGATCAAATTGCAACCCCAATTTCAGGTGCTTTTACAGCACCAAGTGCTTCATTTAGTACAAGATTAACAACAGCAGAAACTGAATTATCAAACACGTTATTAAGTAGTTCAGCCCAAATAGCTACAGACATTTCAGGCGCATTTACAAGTACAAGTGCATCATTAGCTTCAAATATAGCAAGTAATTCTATTAATACTTTTAAATCAACAGGACAAAGAAATGGTAGTTCTGGTATTACAGGTTCTTTACATTTAACAGGTTCAACTTCAGACTTAAGAGTAGATGGAACAATTGGTATAGGAACAGCAGCACCTACTACTACCAATGTAATGATGCATATTAAAAGTCATTTACCACCCGCAAGTGCTCAAAGCCCCACAGTAATAATTGAAGGAGGGGACGGCGGTGATAATGCATCTATACAATTAAAAAATGGTGATGTTAATTGGGAATTACAAACTATAGGAGGGGGATACAGTGATTCTTTCTTAATAAGAGACACAAGTACTACTAACTACCCATTTGCTATAGACCCCTCAGCAGCAGGAAATGCAAGTCATCCCTTATTATATTTAGAAAATAATAAAGTAAGTATACTAGGACATATAAATGCTAATCCAGACGCTAATTTACTAGTGTCAGGTAATTTATTTATTTCTGGTCCTAATGGTCATATAACAGCCTCAGGTAATATAAGTTCAAGTGCTTTAATAGAAGGAATTGGTTTTAGAGCATCAGGTAATAGTGCATTTGGTGGTCAATTACATGTAGGTGGAACTACAACTACAAGTTTTAATACGGGACAAATATTTAAAGCAACAGGAACATCAGAATTTACTGGTGATATAACAGGTAGTAGTAAATTACTAATACAAAAATCATCTGGTGAAGGTACTCCAACAGCTGGAACTTCAGATGTAGCTATTTTTCAAAATAATACATCAGGACAAGATGCATCAATTGCAATCATAGCAGCAGATGAAAAAAGATCACAATTACATTTTGGACGATATGATGCTATAGACGCAGGAAGTATAAGATATTTTCATTCTTCTTCTGAGACTTTACCAAACACACTACAATTTAGAATTGATAGTACACCAAATGTAATTGGTTTTGCAAAAGACTCAGGTAATAGAGGTATGATAGGGGTGGGTATTGCTGGTCGAAGACCAAATGATTTCTTCCACGCACAAGGTGCATTGTCAGGAGGAGGTCTTACTATTAGTAGTTCAAATGGAACAAAAATATTAATAGACAGAGGAGCAAGTTCATCCTTAGGAATAATACAATTTAACACTTCAACTAAAACAGACTGGTCATTAGGTAATATTAATGGAGAAAATAATAATAATTTTTACATTTATAATGGTAGTAGTAATACTAAATTTGTAGAATTTGTAAGTGCAAGTAATTCAACCCACATATACACAAATATAACAGCTTCAAATAATATAAGCGCAAGTGGAAATGTAATAGCTTCTGAATTTTACGGTGATGGGAGCAATTTAACAAATTTACCAGCAGCTTCTGTTCCAGCAGGAACTATTTCAAGTTCTCAACATATATTTACTGCATTAACTTCTTCAGGTAATATAAGTGCAAGTGGAACAGTAACAGCTGCTACAGGTATATTTGGTACAAGTACAACTACTATAAATGATAATATCAACACTACAGGTAATATAACAGCCTCAGGAAACATAAGTTCAAGTGGAACATTATTAACAAATAAAGGTGTATTTGGAACAGATGATACAGAAAAATCAAGAGTAATCATAACTTCTACTGGTCATATAACGGCCTCAGGTAATGTAAGTGCAAGTGGTTTTATGTCCGCTAGTGCATTTGTAGGAGACGGTTCAGGATTAACAGGTATAGTTGCTGCGGCTCCTAGTGGAACAATTTCAAGTTCTCTTCATGTATTTTCTTCAATAACATCCTCAGGAAACATAAGTTCAAGTAAAAATATTATAGGTAATGTTTTAGAGTTATCAAGTGGTGGAACATTAATAGATGAAGAAGGTATCACTACAAGTTTAAGTATAATTGCAGTTGGAAATATAACATCATCAGGTGTTATTAAAACAACTAAGGATGTAGAAGGAAATACAGCTAATTTTAACCTAGTAAGAGGAACTACAGGTTCTTTTTCACATATGATAGGTGGTAGTCCACTTACATTTGGGGGAGATGATGTTTTTCAATTTGAATCTGACATAAATTTAGGAATAACAGCTAGTGGTGGTGAT